CCCCCCCTGCTGCCTGCAGGCCCGCCACGCCTGGCCACCAGCGGCACAGGCGGGATTATTAGCACAGTATCTGACAGAGTGGGGCCCGGTCCTCCAAAATTGCCACAGGTATTGTCGGGGCAGACAAACTTGTCGGCTATACAAATCGTTGGACAATTGACTCAGGCCGCGGCCGGAACAGGCCCACGACGTGGCGCAGTACCAGGCGCCACAGGCGGCCCGTCTACTCAGCAAATAGTTAAAGATCGTTAAGGAACAACATGGCAGAAATCACACAACGCACACGAGGGCGATCAAGCAAGTACAAACTGGACCGCGGTGGCCTGCCTGCAGAATTTGGTCCGTTTACTGGTGTGGTAATGAGTACCGTGGATCCCACACGATCAGGAAGATTGCGTGTGTACATTGAAGCATTTGCTGATGGTGGCAAAGCCAGCATGGAAGACGATACTAAATGGACCACCGTTAGCTACATGCCGTCATTTTTTGGATCAACTCCGCTGCCGGCCACAGGTGGCTCTACTGATTCAGTAGGTGCCTATCCTGGCAATGAAAACAGCTACGGCATGTGGTTTACCCCACCAGATGTGGGCATCACTGTGGTGTGTATATTTGTCAATGGTGATCGCAGCCAGGGATTTTATATTGGAGTGATTCCCGAGCAAGGCCTAGGCAACATGGTGCCTGCAATTGCATCATCAACCCGTTATGTCACAGGCAACAAGAATCAAGAAGCATATTTTGCCAATGCAACAAGACTGCCGGTTACAGAAATCAACACTCTCAACGATGCACTTTTCAACGATCCTAGATTCTTTGAGCAACCCAAACCTGTGCATAGCTATCTGGCACAGAGTCTATTTCAACAAGGCCTAATCAATGATCTAGAACGTGGTACTATACGTTCCAGCAGTCAACGCGAAACTCCCAGTGCTGTGTTTGGTGTTAGTACCCCGGGAGTGGCCATCTATCAAGGCGGCATGAATGCCAACGACATTAGAACCAAACTAAATGACGGAGAAATCAAGCCCAGTGACGCCAAAGTTATTGGCCGAATTGGCGGACATAGTCTTGTGATGGATGACGGTGACCTTGAAGGCGACAATGCCTTGTTTAGATTGCGAACCTCAAAAGGCCATCAAATCACCATGAGTGATACAGGCAACTTTTTCTACATNACTCATGCCAATGGGCAAACCTGGCTGGAGTTTGGAGTNGAAGGCACCGTGGATATATTTGCCACAAACTCAGTGAACGTGCGCACCAANGGNGACATCAATCTACATGCTGACCGAGATATCAACATGTTNGCTGGACGCTCAATAAAAGCCAAATCTCGCAGCACATTTCAAATTGAAAGTGACCTCACCATTTCGTTACGAGCACAACAGGATATCACCTTGTACAGCACTGGCACAGTTGGTGTCAAGGCTGATGGTGTGCTAACGCTGAACTGTGCGTCGGGATCCTGGGGCGCACCCGGGGCACTGGTACTTGATGGCGGTACACTTGATTTAAACGGCCCCAAGGCAGGCAAAGTAAAGGCCGCTGCACCCATAACAAAAACTGTGTTTGATGATACCAAATTCAGCACCAGCAAAGGCTGGGAGGTCAGTGCCAACAGTCTGGAAAGTGTGGTGAGTCGAGCTCCCACTCATGAGCCATACCCGTCACACAACAAAGGTGTTGATGTAAAAGTGGCATTTGAAGACGGCAAACCCACACCGCCTCCGGGCGCAACACCAGTGCCAGCCGGCGTAGAGATACAGGCAAAATAACATGGGCAATTTTACATTCAACCTTGATAGTTTAAAATCCTCTGCTGGTTCTTCTGCCACTAGTTTTGAAACTTCATTAAATTCAAAAACAAAAGATGAAGATCTCAAATATACCGGCACTGATACTATAGCCTGGGACAGAGTGAATGGTGAACGACTTCGTCGTGGCCTACCCGGTTTGGCTAGTCTAGGATATCCGCGCCCTCCTGAAGATACCACTGCTGCACCCGCTGGCTCTCAGAGAGGCGGCACAGAGTTTGCCACAACACCAACCACAACACCAGACGGGTCGGCAAAAGTATTTGACGTCAAAGGTCCTCCTGGTCTTACTCGAGAACAAGCATTTGATATTTTTAAAAAACAAGCCAACGCCGGCGGACTAGTAGGATTCAAATCTGGTGATGTACTCAGCGCAGCGACACAAGCAGCAGACGGATTACCAGGTGCTCAAGCCCTGGTAGCTCAGGCGCAAGCTGGACTTGGTTCTGCACTGGGGTCAGCATCCAGCGCACTGGCTCAAGCTGGCGGCGCACTAGGCGGCAGTCTAGCAGGCACAGCAGCAGGGCTAACAGCATTGGTAGGACCAGCAGTGTCTTCCATCAGCGGAGTTGGTTCTGCCTTGGTAGGAGCCGCTGCCAAGGCTGGCAGTGTTGCAACGTCAGCACTACGAACAATCAACACGGCATTGACAACAACACCCCTGGGCGCAAGTCCAATCAACGTTGCCAATTTTGCCAAAACCATACCAGCTGTAAATAGTATAGGTCCCATAACTGCATCACAGGTCACCGGAATATTAGCACAGGCTAAAAATCTAGTAGCACAATCAGCCAGCACAATCAGCAACGCCAAGGGCATTGGTGAGTATGGTCTAAACATTCAACAGCTTGAAACTGCTGGCTATGTCAAACCTGGCATCAGCAATTTGCTCACACAAGGCACCAGTAGTCTAGCAGCAATTGCAAAAAGTCCCGCAAGCTGGACTGGAAAAGATGGCATACAAGGGCTAAGTGGACTGTTGGCTAGCCCGTCCACTCAGGGCTTGATACAGCAAGATCTCATGGCCAAAGGTGTGGCTGGCCTGGCCGCAGTGGGAATACCAGTCAGCAATTTATCTGCACAAGGTCTTGCAGGCATGGCACTAAATGCTGCCAAGAGTCTGCCCAATGCTGAAGCGTTTGCCAAAGGCCTGCCTATACCTGGAGATGCAACAGGTGCTGTCAAAGCAGCCATGAACACCGCAGTCCGCGATGGCGCATTTGCAGTCAACCTAGTAGCTGCCAAGATACCAGACACTTTCAAAGACGCAAAAATACCTATACCGGCAACCGACACTGTGAGTAGAGCCACAGTAGATGCTGCCAGCAGTCGTATTGCCGGCAATGACAAAATACCGCCGGTCAACTATGGTCCACCTGCTCCTGTTACTCCTGGTGAGTTTGAAACCCAACTGAGAGGAGTTCTGACACTTCAAAGTGCAGTTGTGAAGTTGGTGAATGCTCGCGCAGTATTTTTATCTAACCTAAGCGAAAAAGTTGCTGCCCTGGAAAATCAAGCAACAATAACAGAAAGTGAATGGGCAGCCGCCGACGCTGAATACCAAACAGAAAAGACCAACTATAATGCCGCCGTTATTCCAAAAATAGGTGATTATATTCGCGCTAGGCTTTCATCAGAAGTTCGAGTGCAGCAAGTCACAGCCGGTGATTTCAAGGTCTTTGACACCGGCGCACTTGAAGTTGTAAAACGTGGCAAAGATGTGAAAGAACGCATTAGTCAATTGCAGTTCAAAATTGAAGGTCGCAATGCATAAGCACCGATAAATACACTATGGCACAAAAATTCATTGGCTTTAACACTCAAGGGCAATACAAAAAATTTACTCTCACAGACTTTGAACTGATCAAACGTGACCTGCTGAATGCGTTCAACATTCGTCAGGGTCAGTTACCTGGGCGCCCTGCCTACGGCACAGTGCTCTGGGACTTTTTGTTTGAAAATCAAGTGGAAGCATCGCAGCAGGCAATAGAACGAGAAGTGCAACGTGTGGCCGGTGGCGACCCAAGAATTTTTATCAGTCAAGTTGTGACCTTCCCACAAGAAAATGGTATCCTGATTCAGGTAGAGCTTACTGTGATCCCGTCTACAGATGCCGAGCGGCTGAGTATTTTCTTTGATCTGCAACAGCGCAGTGCCTCCTATGTATAACTAAGCCGTTTTTGTTGCCGCTAAATAAACAATAGAGGCGTATTAAGAATGGCAACAACAACTAGACAAACAGCGATATTNGGGGTCGAGGACTGGAAACAGATCTATCAAACCTATCGCGAAGCAGACTTCCAGAGCTATGACTTTGAGACTCTTCGCAAGAGTTTTGTTGATTACTTGCGCCTGTACTATCCAGAAACATTCAATGACTACATTGAAAGTTCAGAATACATTGCCTTGCTGGACGTTATTGCGTTCATGGGTCAAGCTCTTGCTTTCCGCACCGACCTAAACACTCGTGAAAATTATATGGACACTGCTGAACGCAGAGACAGTGTCACTCGCCTGGCCAATCTAGTAAGTTATACCGCCAAGCGCAACATAGCAGCACAAGGCCTACTCAAGGTATTTTCAGTCACCACAACTGAAAATGTTGTGGACTATCAAGGCGTAAATCTTTCCAACATCACTGTGAACTGGTCTGACCCAACCAATCCTGACTGGCAAGAACAGTTTACCACAATCATCAACAGCAGTCTAGTGGATACTCAACGTGTGGGTCGTCCAGGCAACCGTCAGACCATTCTGGGTGTGCGTACAGATGAATATGCAGTTAACCTGGTGCCAGGATTCTTGCCCATAGTGCCTTACACCGCTGTGGTTGATGGTGTTACCATGCCTTTTGAGGTCATGAGCTCAACATCTGTNGGTGCCACATATCTATATGAGCCTCCGCCAAGAGCTAACCAACCATTCAACATCTTGTTCCGCAATGATCAACTGGGATTCCAGTCAGCCAACACCGGCTACTTCTTTATGTTCAAACAAGGCGTGCTGCAAAACCAAGACTTCAACCTGGCTGAAAAAGTATCAAACCGCACAGTAAACATCAACATTGAAGGCGTCAACAACGAAGACCGTTGGTTGTTCCAGTTGGACAATGTGGGCAGTGTGAGTCGTGAGTGGAACTATACCGAAAACATCTATGCGGCTGCCGCAGAACAAGTGGGCACAACACTGCGACCGATCTACACAGTGACATCCAGAACCAATGATCAAATCACCATGGTGTTTGGCGATGGGGTGTTCTCAGAAATTCCAGTGGGAACATATCGTGCGTATGTTCGTGCATCCAACGGCTTGCAATACATCATCAACCCTGAAGAAATGCAGGCTGTGACTGTTCCTATCAGTTACATCAGCCGCAATGGCAACCTTGAGACCATGACATTCACTTGTGGTATCACAAGACCAGTCAGCAACAGTCAAGCTCGTGAAAGCATTGACGCCATCAAGCAACGTGCGCCTGCTAGATACTACACACAGAATCGCATGGTCAACGGTGAAGACTACAACCTGTTTCCTTACACACAATACAATTCAATTGTGAAAAGCAAGGCTCTGAACCGTGCATCAATTGGTACCAGTCGTTATCTTGACCTTGTAGACAACACAGGAAAATATTCCAGCACCAATACCTTTGGCAGCGACGGTGGACTATGGAAACAGAATATTCTGCCCACAATCTTGTTTGCCTACACCAATAGAAATGAAATTGCAGACGTGGTCACCAATCAGGTACAGCCCGGCATTGGTGAAACCACCATGCGGCAGTTTTACTATGAGAACTTTCCCAGAGTCACAGCAACCACCCTGCCCACATACGGGTCAACCACCTGGGTCACCGGTGCCACCTGGAATCAAAGCACAACACTGGCCAATGAGACCACTGGCTATTTTAGAAACGCAATAACATCAGCCACCTGGCCCAACGGAACTCCGATACCAATTGGCTCCACAACCACAACAGCATTCAAATACGTGGCTGTAGGCAGCCTAATTAAATTTGTTGCACCATCAGGCTATTACTTTGACAGCAACAACAAGTTGCAACAAGGCACACCAAGTCGCGCTGACGAAACACTGGAAATCTGGGCCAGTCCATTGAGCATACAAGGCGACGGCTACAACAACGGCCTAGGCAA